GAGGAGACCCGCATCACACCCCCACCGGCTCTACCAGCGAGCAGTTTGCAGACTGGTTTGCGCAGGTGACCAAGTAACAAAGGAGTATTTTTATGGCGACTGATATCAACCGTACCACCTCTATTGCCCTGCCCGGCGAGGTATCCAGCGAGATCCTGCAGAAAACGCAGGAAAGCTCCGCTGTCATGTCTCTGGCCCAGCCGATCAAGCTGCCGGGTCTGGGCGTGACCATTCCTGTTATCACCGGCGACCCGGAAGCCGCATGGGTGGCGGAGACCGCAAAGAAGCCGGTCAAGCGCGGCACACTGGACACCAAGATCATGCAGCCCTACACGCTGGCTGTGATCGTGCCCTTCTCCAACCAGTTCCGCCGCGATGTGCCCGCACTGTACAAGCAGCTGGTGAGCCGTCTGCCGCTGGCTCTGGCACAGAAATTCGACGCTACTGTGTTCGGCGGCGTCACCGCGCCCGGTTCCAACTTTGACACTCTGAAGAGCTGCACCGCGCAGGAGATCGGAACCGACGCCTATGCCGGTCTGGTGGCTGCAGATGCAGACATCGCCGACCACAACGGCATCCTGAACGGCTGGGTGCTGTCCCCCAAGGGCAAGGCGCTGCTGCTGAATGCTGTGGACGCCAACAAGCGCCCGCTGTTCATCAACAGCGTGGCCGAGGGCGCTGTGCCTATGATCCTTGGCTCCCGCACCCTGCAGAGCAAGGGCGCTTACCTCTCCGGCACCCCCAATGTGGTTGGCTTTGCCGGTGACTGGACGCAGGCAATGTACGGCACTGTGGAGGGCGTGCAGATTGCCATCGCAGATCAGGCAACGCTGCAGGATGGCGAGACCACCATTAACCTGTTCCAGCAGAACATGTTTGCCGTGCGTGCCGAGATCGAGGTGGGTTTCCGCTGCGACACCACCGTGTTCAACAAGCTGACCAAGGCGGCGGGCTGATGGTGAAGTTCATCAATCAGCTGACCGGCACGGTCATGTACGTGGCTGAGGAGCGCGCGGCAGAGTATGCTGCCGCAGGCCATAAGCAGGTAGCGCGGGATCCTCCCGCAGCCGCTGCGGCTGAAAAGCCCAAAACCGTTCGCAAGGCCAAAGCGAAGTGAGGTGCCGCCATGCTTTATGCTGAAGTGCAGGACGTGGAAGCAGGTTTTCGCGCCTTGTCCCGAGACGAACAGACACAGTGCGCTGCCCTGCTGAGCGAAGCCGCCGTGATCATCGACAGCTACAACCCGGATGCAGGCGAAGACGCCAAGCGGGTGGTCTCCTGCCGGATGGTGCGCCGGCAGCTGGGCGAGAGCGACAGCGAGGGCGGCGTATCCTTTCCCGTGGGCTCCACGCAGGGCACCGCCACGGCGCTGGGTTACAGCCAGAGCTGGACCATGAGCGGAGGCTCTGCCGGTGAGCTGTATCTTTCCAAGCTGGAAAAGAAGCTGCTGGGCGTCGGCAGCCGCATCGGTGCCCGCAGCCCTCTGGAGGACTTATGCTGAAAGGAATCGACATCACCCTCTATTCCAAGACCCAGACCGGCGAGGATCGCTTCCACGACCCCATTTATGAGGAAACGCCTGTCACCGTGCACAATGTGCTGGTGGGTGAACCCTCTGCCGAGGAGATCACCACCGAACTGCAGCTCACCGGCCGGCGACTGGCCTATACGCTGGCCATCCCCAAGGGCGACACCCACGACTGGGCGGACGCAAAGGTGGAGTTCTTCGGTCAGACCTTCCGCACCTGCGGCGGTGTTGTGCAGGGCATCGAGAGCATGATCCCGCTGCGATGGAACAAGAAGGTGCAGGTGGTGCAGTTTGAGTAAGGTGAAGATCGAGCTGAACAGCCCCGGCATCCGGGCGCTACTGCGCTGCCCTGAAATGCAGGCGGTACTGAAAGACCGTGCCGACACCGTGAAGGACCGTTGCGGCGATGGCTACGAATCCTATGTGGCCCCCACCCGCGCCGTGGCTGTTGTGGAGACCGCTTCCCGCAAGGCCTATGACGACAACTCGGCCAACAACACCCTGTTGAAAGCCGTCTCCGGCAGCCGCAGCGGCGCAACAGTGCATGAACACAAGCGCCGCCTGAAAGATGGGCGTGTCATCACAGTGAGGAGCTACCAGAGAAAGAAATGATCGAAGAAGTCATCTTGAACTACCTGCGGGAAAATGCCTTTTCCTGCTACATGTCCATGCCGGAGAAGCCCTCCGGCAATTTTTGTATCCTCGAAAAGACCGGTGACAGCCCGGACGAAGGCATTTACACGGCCATGCTGGCGGTGCAGTCCTACGGCAGCAGCGATTTTTCTGCCGCTCAGCTGAGCCATTTTGTGGTGCAGGCTATGCTGGACGCCGACACTCTGCCGGAAATCGTCTCCTGCGACCTTGTCACTGAGTACAATTTCCCGGATACCACCCGCAAACGGCCAAGATATCAGGCCGTCTTTTCTATTACACATTACTGACGAAAGGAAGTATCTCTATGGATGCAAAAAATGTAAGCGCCGCAAAGCCCAAGGTGGGCGGTGCCGTCTGGCGCGCACCTCTGGGCACCCCGCTGCCCACGGATGCAAAGTCCAAACTGAACGAAGCCTTTGAATCGCTGGGCTACATTTCCAGTGACGGCCTGACCAACTCGAACTCTCCCAGCAGCGAGAACACCACGGCATGGGGCGGTGATACCGTGCTGACCCAGCAGACCGAAAAGCCGGACACCTTCGCCTACACCCTGCTGGAAGCCCTGAACCCGGCGGTGCTCAAGTCTGTCTACGGCGATAAGAACGTTGCCGGCACGCTGGAGACCGGCATCACGGTCAAGGCCAACAGCGACGAACAGCAGGACTGCAGCTGGGTCGTGGACATGGTAATGAAGAACAACGTGCTCAAGCGCATCGTGATCCCGGATGCGGCAGTGTCTGCCGTGGGCGATATCGTCTATTCCAACGGTGCGGTGGGCTACAGCACCACCATCACCGCGGTGCCGGACACCGAGGGTAACACCCACTACGAGTACATTCTGGGCGGCACTGCCGCCACCCAGTCTGCCGCCGAGAGCACCGCAGACAATAAGGAGGTAAAGGCATGATTGCAAAAACGGAATCCGGTTTTGAGATCGAGCTGGACGATGAAGCCATGAACGATGTGGAGCTGGTGGAGGCCATCGTGGAAATGGACACGGACGGTACCAAGCTGTTCTATGTGGCGGACCGCCTGCTTGGCAAGGAAGGCAAGAAGAAGCTCTACGACCACCTGCGTGACGCCAAGGGCCGCGTGCCGGTGGCTGCCTTTGGTGCAGCGATCGGTGAACTGATCCGCAGCTTTTCCGCAGGAAAAAACTCTGCATCCTCTCCGAACTGATCGCATCGGACGAGGACGCGCTGATCTGCGATTTTGCGCAGTATTACCACGTTCTGGACTGGCGCAGCCTGCCGCCGCGTCTGGCGGCCACCCTTGCTGCAGGTCTGCCGGAGAGCAGCCGCAGTATGCTGCGGCTGGCCGGGCAGCGGGTGCCTATAGAAGATCAGCTGCAGGCATCTGCTGCCGACACGCTGAACCGCATCGAGTGGTGGCTGCTGGGCAAGCCCGGCAGGCCGCCCAAGTCTATTCTGGAAGCTCTGACCGGCACGGGCTCCGGCAGCGACACGGAGGATGTGCAGAGCTTTGCCAGCCCGGAAGAATTTGAAGCGGCCATTGCTGCGCTGAAAGGAGGTTGATGGAGATGCCGGACAAAATCGAGATGGCAAAAGCCTATGTGCAGATCGTGCCGTCGGCAGATGGCATCCGGGCTGCACTGACTGACGTTTTTGACGAAGAAACGGACGGCTTAGGCGCAAAGGTTGGCCAGAGCATTGGTGCCCAGCTGGTCGGCACTATCAAAAAAGTGCTTGCCGCCGCTGGCATCGGCAAAATCATCAAGGATTCCATCGACATGGGCGGTGCCCTGCAGCAGAGCATCGGCGGCATCGAGACGCTGTTCAAGGACAGTGCCGATACCGTCAAGCAGTATGCCGCACAGGCGTACCAGACCGTGGGCCTCTCCGCCAACGACTACATGGAGCAGACCACCAGCTTTGCGGCCAGCCTGCTTTCCAGCGTGAGCAAGGATACCAATGCCGCCGCCCAGCTTGCCAACATGGCCATGGTGGATATGGCCGACAACGCCAACAAAATGGGCACGGATATGCAGGATATCCAGAATGCCTATCAGGGCTTTGCCAAGCAGAACTATACCATGCTGGATAACCTCAAGCTGGGCTATGGCGGCACGCAGGCCGAGATGCAGCGTCTGCTGATCGATGCCGAGAAGATCTCCGGCGTCCATTATGATCTGGGCAATCTGGCCGACATGTACAGCGCCATCCATGTGATTCAGCGGGAGATGGACATTACCGGCACAACGGCGAGAGAAGCTGCAACGACCCTGACCGGCAGCTTTGCGGCTATGAAGGCAGCGGCGCAGAACGTGTTGGGCAATTGGAGCACCGGCGCAGACCTGACGGCACCCCTGCAGGCACTGACGGACACGGCCCGGACCTACCTTGTGGGCAACCTGCTGCCCATGATCGGCAACGTGCTGCAGGGCATCCCGCAGGTCATTTACGGCCTTGTGCCCGAAGTGGTGCAGACCGGCACTGAGCTTCTCGGCTCTCTGGCGCAGGGCTTCACACAAGGCATCCCGGATTTTCTGGCGAATGCTCTGCCGCAGCTGCTTTCCTTTACGGAAAACCTGCGGGAAAATGCCGGGGAGTTCGTGAACGCCGGTCTGGACATGATCACCCAGCTGGCCAACGGCCTGATCGCGGGCCTGCCAGATCTCATCGCCTATGTGCCGGATATCATCATCAATATCTGCGGCATCATTAACGACAATATGCCGAAGCTCCTTGCAGAGGGCGTCTCACTGGTGGTGCAGCTGGGCGTGGGTATCGTAAAGGCTGTGCCCGACCTGCTGGCCAACTGGAAGAAGATCCTGCAGGCGGTGCTTTCGGTCATTTCTGCAGTGAATTGGCTGAACATCGGCAAGAACATCCTCACCGGCGTGGCAAGCGGCGTCAGGAGCATGGGCTCTTCCATGCTGGCTGCATTCAAGGGCGGTTTTTCCAGCGCCCTGGCATGGATCAAGAGCCTGCCCTCGCAGGCGGTTCAGTGGGGCAAGAATCTGATTCAGAGCTTCATCAACGGCCTGACCGGCAAGGGTAAAGTGGCGGATATCGCTACCGCAGCTACTGCCGGTTTTACCATCGCCGATGTTGCCAGCCGTGACGAACTGGCCGACTGGACCTCCGCCAACACCAGCCTTGCCGACAGCGCCCAGACCGTGGCGGATATCGCTATCCCGGCCTATACCAAGTCTGGCAATGCGGCAGCCGCCGCAGGGAAAGCAGCGGGCACAGCGGCAAAGACCGCTGCATCCGTTGTCAACTCTTACTCCGACACTGTGACCGAGGTGCTGGGCAATATCACCCGTACTACCCAAACCACCAACGAGGTGCTTTCCAACGGTCAGAAGCAGCAGAAGCAAACCATCACCGAGACCAGCCGTCAGCTGGTGAACGGTGTGCTGAAGGATATCAAAACCGTTACCAGCATTGCTGCCGATGGCAAAAAGACCGTGCAGCAGACCATGGATACGGTGCGGGAGATGGCCAATTCGGTCACATCGACCTTTGACACAGTGGTAAACGGCATTGCTACCAGCACCAAAACCATCAAGGAAACACTGACCGACGGCACCGAGACCACCAAAAAGGTGATCACCGAGACCTTCAATGAGGTGGTGGACGGTGCCCTTGTGGTGGTCGAGCGGGTCAAGAACGTTGCCGCCGACGGCACCGAACAGGTGGCCGAGACCATCAAGAAGGCCAGTGCCGACAGTTTTTCTGGCCTTGTAAAGGGCTGGCAGGACGAGGCCGACAAGGGCGTGCTGGGCACCTTCGGCACGTTGTACAAAGCCGTGAAGAGTCAGGACTGGCTCAGCGTCGGGCAGTGGGTCCTTTCCACCCTGTACAACGGTCTTGCACCGGAGACCAAGCTGCTGATCGATGACTTCGGCAAGAATCTGATCCAGCAGGTCAACGGTTTTCTGGGCGAGGGCATCAGCCAGCTGGCCAATGGCGCGTGGGACCTCGGCACCCAGATCTTCGACGGCCTGACCGGCGGCTTTGGAGATGTGGTCAGCCAGTTTTCCGGCCTGGGCAGCACACTGCTGGACATTTTCGGCGGTCTGCAGGGTCCGTTGAGTGCGGCAGCGCTCGCCATCAGCAAGGGCCTGCAGGGCGGTCTGATCTCTGCGTTCCCGGAGATCCTGGCTTCGCTGGGCGGCCTGATCGGTGCCATCGGCGGTGCGTTCGTGGCAATGCTGCAATCCATCGGCATGGCGCTGTTCCCTACTGGCTTTGGCACTCCGCAGGCTCTGCTGATGATCGCAGCGGGCGTAGCCCTTGCTGCCGTCATCGCGGGCATCGTTGCATCGCTCGGCGGTGCCTTCAAGAAAAAGAGCACACCCGGCACGGGCAGCTCTTCCAGCAGCGCCGCAGGCAGCACCATCACCGAGGCTTCCAGCAGCCTGTGGGACTACGAGAAGAAAGCTCCGCTGCCCCAGCGCACCCAGCGGCCCAATATCGAAGTGAACCAGTACATATACAGCAAGGCGCAGACGGCGGCGGACCTGATGCGCGAAGCACAGTATGAGCAGGAAAGGGCGGTGCTGCAGGGTGTTTGACGCTGTTTTTACCTCCAGCACCGGACAGAGCTTTGCCTTTGGCTACAAGGCCAGCGTGCTGTGGAGCTGTGACCCGCTGGGCGGCCTGCCCGTGGATCTGGAAACCAGTCAGGGTTATCAGCAGGTGGGTGCTCCTGTGGAGAGCCGCAGCATTTCCGGCGTCACCCGCACCATCACCGGGCGTATCCTGCGCAATGCCGATTACTGCAAGCGTCAGCTGCGGGACGTGTTTGCGCCGGGCGTGACCGGGCGTTTCACCGTGGCCGGGAAATACTGGTGTGACGCCGAGGTGCAGCGCTGTCCGGCCATCAGTGCGGCGCTGCTCTGGCCCACCTTCAGCTTTCAGCTGTACTGCCCCAACCCCTATTGGAACAGTGTAGAGGGAACGCTGGCCGCGACCATCAAGGTGACACCTGTGTTCCGCCTGCCGGTGTGCTACGACGCGCACCAGTTCGGCATCCTGGAGCAGGGCGATTATATCCGCATCGTCAACAGCGGTCTGGATACCCAGAACTTTCGGCTTTCACTGTCGGCCAGAGGGCCCGTGGTCAATCCCGGCGTCCTTAACCCGGAAACGGGCGAATACCTGCGCTTTGTTACGACCCTGCAGGACGGCGACGAGCTGCAGGTCTACCGCGAAAACGACCTGCTGCGGGTCCAGCAGCTCATTGACGGCAAAGCCTACGACGTGCTCTCCATCCTTGACGGAAGCAGTACCCTTTGGACGGTGTATCACGGTGTGCAGGCATGGCAGCGCACCGCAGAATCCGGTGACGGCTGGCTTTTCCTGACGCTGACCATGCACGCAGCGTATTCCACCATCATCACGGAGGGTTCCAATGGTTGAGATCATTTCTGCACTGACAGCATCCGGGCACAAGAGCATCTGCGTCTATGATATCCGGCTCAATCTGCTGGGCCGCATTGAAAGCTGGGTCTCGCTGGTCTGGCCGGAACGCTACAACGTCTATAGCGACACCCAGGGTGCACAGCTGGAGCTGCACGACACGACCGCTTTGCAGGCGCTGTGCCGCCCGGACCGGTATCTTTGGCTGGTGGGCAGCGACCGGCTCATGCGCATCGTGTCGGCCCAGAAATCCGACCACAAGCTGGTGATCGCCGCAAAAGACGCCGCCTGCATTCTGGATGAACGCGGTCACACGGACACCCTGAGCAATTTTGCCGCAGAGGAAACGTTGCGAAGTCTGGTATCCAGTGCTGCTGCGTGGCCCTGCCTTGAACTGGGCGATGCTGCAGGACTGACGGACACCTACAGCGGCGAGGTCAAGCCCGGCAGCCTGCTGAAGCTGGTCGAACAGGTGTGTCAGGAGCTGGACATCGGCTTCCGGGTGCGGTTCGT